GTTTGGTTCCAAGGTTCGTCCTGTTGCCGAATCTGACGAAGCCATTGATGCAATCTGGGCACAACAGTATTCTCTTAACGAGATCGTTGATCCTAGTCAATTCAAGTCTTACGATGAACTCTCACAAAAGTTGACTGCTGTCTTGGGTGGTGCTGTCGCTCCCGCACCTACCGTATCATCGCAAACCGATGATATTGAAGACGATATCTTTGTTGCGGAAACCACCGCATCAACAGAAACAGTTACAGTTTCATCATCTGATGATGAAGATGCCATGTCGTATTTCTCCCGACTGGCAGACGATGACTGATACATAGTCTCGTCTCTCTTGGGCGCCATAAATACTGGCGCCCTTTTTTTATCTGGTGAATGATGCATAGTATTATTTTTGGTGGCCAACTTGAAGATTTGGGTATAGAGTTTGATAGCTCGAAGGTCAGTATCAGACGATCTTCTGGCGGACATAAAATTGCCACGTTTCTCAGACAACACGAATACGATGTTGAAGTCGTTGACTATATCCACAGGTGGTCGCTAGATCAACTCAAGCAATATGTTGAACCCAGAGTCACGGATGACTTTTTGTTCTTTGGTTTTGGTTCTACGTTCTATCTCGACTCGCCTACGATACTTTCTTTTATACAATGGTTGAAAGAGACGTATCCCCACATTCCCCTTGTCGCCGGCAGTCAAAACAATTCTATGAAACACTTGGAAATGGATTGGTATGTGTACGGGTGGGGTGAGAATGCCATCCTTGCACTGATCGATCACTTCAAGGGTGGGCCCGAACCGATTCATGCAAACAAGACAATAAACTGTTACGTCAACTACAAATCTTTTCCCAAGGACGATCTCAGGGTGTCATACAAGGACACCGACTTTATCAACCCCAGAGAAATTTTGTTGTTGGAGTTTGCCCGTGGGTGCAAATTCAAATGTAAGTTTTGCAGTTTCCCCGTTCTAGGTGTCAAGGGTGATTACTCTCGCACGGCTCAAAGTGTGTACGATGAGATGCTAGAGAACTATGACAAGTGGGGTACAGAACACTACATTGTACTTGATGAAACCTTCAACGATTCCAGTGAGAAGATTGAGAAGTTTGCCAGTGTCATAGAGAAACTGCCATTCACACCGAAGATGACTGCATACATTCGTGCAGACTTGATGACCACCAGAAAACGGGATTGGGATAATCTAATCAAGATGGGAATCACCTCACACTTCTATGGTGTGGAGAGTATGAACCATGAGTCTGCCAAGTCTATCGGTAAAGGTATGGACAGTGGCAGAATCAAGGAGGGGTTGTTAGAGGTTGATGAGTACTTCCGCAGTGCAGGATTTTACAAGGGTCACATATCTCTGATTGCTGGACTGCCTCATGAGACGATAGATACGTTGCGAGACACTGGCAGATGGTTGTCTGAATACTGGAATCAGAATAGTTATCACATGAATGTTCTGATGATAAAGGACTTGGAAAACAATTCAGAAACACTGAATCACAACTCCGAGTTTGATAAAAAGTGGTTTGACTACGGGTATCGACGAGAGATTATTCCGATTGACGATATTGATTGGTCAAAGAGTAGAAACCCGTTTTATAAAGAATTGTATGATTGGGTTGCGTCTACGGGATACTATTTGTTTTGGAGAAACGAACACACAAACCTACAAGAAGTTATGCGTTTCTGTGCAGAGGAATTCAGTCAGTATCAGGCGAAGAATTTAATTGATCCATTTCTGTACGATAAATTCTTTATCGACCCCAGCGTAGAGTGGTCAGACTTTGCTACAAAGATTCACATGGAAAGAAGAACCGAACATGTGTTGGATCACGTTGATGGATATATCTCTAAAAAAATATTATCTTAGGTATAATAAGAACCATTATTCATAATCATCATAAGTTCCGCACTGCCTTGCGGGAAAGTTGTTTTGGCGTTCGCGACACTAACGTTGATATTTGGTTGGATCGGGGTTACTCCGGTAGACTGGATTTTTTGTCCTTCTGCGACACTTTGGCCAACTCCAGCAGCAAGCTGACTTGCTGTTTTCTCTTTATCTTTGGCTACTGCTGAATCTGTATTGATCTCAACTTTATCTGCACTCATGCCCAACATCGGAAGGGTTTGGTCTACTGCATCCATGACCGTAGTTCCCATCTCTTTGACCTCATCAATTTCATTTCCTACTCGACCTTCAAACAGTCTACCGAAGAACCCTCGTTCTTGATTTATGGGTGTGGGCTGAGTTGACTCAAATTGGGCTTGGGTTTCCGCTGTGGGGGTTCCATCTGCATTGTGCGTGGCACCAAACTTTTCATCCCAATTTGCTTGTCTTTCTTCCAAATCTGCATTCTTCAAGTCACCCGATCTTCCCATTTGTTTGACGGGTCTTGCTTCTACTGAGTCCGCCGTCTTTATTTCATCTGCACTCTTGAAAAGATTTGCTGCATACTCACCTACGGCCTGCTGAACTTCATCCCATCTTTGTTCATATCCCTCACTATTCATTTCTTCTGAGGTGGTCGGGTCTCTACCGTCATGGACATCCATGTACACATCTCTAGCTGCAGTAGCTATGTCAAGCGCTGTTCCCGAAACACTGGGTAAGAAAATAGAACCCGCCTCCATCATCGCGCCTCGGAAGTCTCGAGCGAAAAGTTTCTCTACTGCGAATCCTCCACTGACAAGAGCTCCTAAGAGGGGTACTGCTTTTGCAGCTACAGTGCTGAGGCGTTTTGTGATCGCCTTAGCTATTTTACCTTTATTACTGCCAGGGGCATCAGGGACATCGTTTGCAGCTGTAGCAAGATCAACGGGTGGAGTGATTGTTTTGGGCCCACCCGCAGCTCCAGCAGCAGCTGGTTGCGCGACAGGTTTGCCATTCATATCGATGTCTTTACTGATGGGGGTAACGTTAGATTTCGGTCCAGAGTCAATCGTTGCTGCTGCGGTAGTGGCACCTCTGCCAGTAGCTTTGGCGACAGCTTCTCTAGTTGATTCTACTGCCGATGTTGCGACTCTCACTCCCGCTTTCCCGATTGCTTGACCCGTTTTGCTCGAGGCTATTTTAGCGCCTGCTTTCGCGGCCAAGACCCCGGCGGTCTTGGTGGTCTTTGGTTTCATCAGCAGGTCTTGCGCTTCTTTATCAATTGAGGTTTGTGCTTTATCTTGTTCACTGTCTGGTATCCCGTCTGCATTTCTGTCGGTCGTATCGCCTTTACCACCAAGAAACAGGGCGCCCACGCCGGCACCGAGCCCCAAAAATGATCTTAGATCACCAACTGGTTTATCTCCAGACCCAGCAAACATTCCTCTAGCTGCATTGCCGTTGTTTGCTACTGGTCTGTTCATCATAGAACCAATTGTTGCAGTATCACCTTTAATCGATACTAAAACTCTTTCAATATCTTGTAGTTGTCTTACTACAGGATCGGAACTGTCTGCATCTGATAGGGCGCTCGTTGCAGCGGCCGAATTTACCATGCCGGCACCACCGGCGCCACTAAAGAATCCTACGCCCGAACCACCACCGGCTCCCATTCCTTCTATGCTATCTTCAATATCGTTGAGATTTTTGTTGAGCGATAGTACACCAAGTCCTGGCGCGCCGTATTTCACGCCGCCACCTAGTAATCCTTTAACTTTTCTACCGCCACTCACGACAGCACCTTTAGCTTTGCCAAAGAGGCCTCTCGCACCGCTCAGTGCGCCGTCGCCGATGGCGTTTAATATTTGATTACCAGTTTTTGCGAGTCCCATTTTTAGCCTATGTGTAGTTGTTTTTTTCTGATTTCTTTTTGAGGTGAGTAACCAACATTGCGATGTAAACTGACCTCTCCCACGGCATCATATTCTCAACCTCTGTTAAACTATATTTATGTTCTTGCATCAACAAAAAGTTTGTTTTAAAATAGTTTTGCAGAGATTCATGGAAGAGGTTCATGCGAAAAAATCGAGATAACCATTCATGAAGATATAATTTTCCTTCCCACATGCCTTACAGTTAAATTCAATTTTGTTTTCCAATGTAGGCATTGTTTCATAGAAATCTCTGATTTTTTCAAACTGATCTGTTGTCATGTTTTCTATGAATTCCATTTTATCTTCTTCTGATACTTCATTCGCCTCGTATATAGAATCTTCAATATAAATCTTATCCAAACACGCAGCAGCCACCGAATAAATTTCTGCATTTTCCTCTGTACCAGCGATCTCTTTCAACTCCGATGCCACTGGGTATCGCATCTCTACAGTCATAGTATCCGATATTTTCAACGTTTTGGTATGATTCTCATTTTCAGTTATTGTAAAGTTGTTTAGATCAATAATAACGTCTTGTTTTTGTTCGCAAAACCCACAGGCAAATCGTGCCTCAATTTCAGAACCAATCGATAATTTTCTCAACTGCATGAATATACTTTGCATGTCGAAGATGGGTAATTCATCTCCATCGATTTTACCAAACGAACAGTTTGTGATAACCTGTTGTGTTGCCTTCACCATGTCTAGAATTTCGTTGGTCTCTGAAGCCATAACTAAAAGTTTTTCTTCTTTTACTAGAAACGGTCTGAACTGATGAGTTTCTTTCTTTGAATACACATAAATGTCTACCAAAGGATATTCTGTAATAGGTAACGCCATTATTAAACTCCAATTATTTTAAAAATTTCATGCTGCTTCCCACCACCTGTAGCAGAATGTTACTGATACTCTAACAATACCATCACCACCCTGTGCAACAGGAGTGATGTTCAATAATCTAGGAAACGCATGATAGAGCATCCAACTTGATTTTACCGCATCTTCTCGGTCCAATACTTTTACTTTTACACTGCCAGATGGAGCATATGTATCGTAATAGTTTGGTTCCTTGCCACCAGCAGGAATGACCTGATTCATCCAGTTTTCTAGATATGTTCTGGGAGTCCAATCCACATCGCAATAGAATGTGAACGCAGCAGATTCTCCAAAATATTCTACGCCGTGAACTCTGTTTTCTGTCCACATACCAACCTTAGTTGGGGCCCATAGTGCCTGTAAGCCAGGAATAGAAGCTTCCTCACAGAGAAGAGATGGCAATCTATCTCCTCCAACCGGACTCATTAATTCAATCTCAAATCTATTTGCTCTCGCCATGTCACTACTTCTGACTTGACTGAGAAAACTGTTTAGGTCAAAATTTGCCATTTACATCATACCTCTAGAGTCTGAAAATACCGAGGACTTACTTGTGTTAAAATCTTCTACGGGAAGGAATATTGCAGCCTTCCAATCAAGAGGGTCTATCCTGTGAAAAGAACTACGCATTTGTGTAGTCAAATATCTTTTTACACAGGGTTTTACTTCTGGAAATCTGGCAGCACTACTCAATAACTCCCAACTATATCTCATCTGTGACTGAGAAGTTATTTCTTTGTCATCCAGAGTTTCCAACAGTTTACCCAACAACTGCGCTCGTAAAAGATACGGTAGATAATGTAAATTCATTCCCCAGAATCCATCTTTTGTTGGTTCAAACGGTAGACATAGTGGAAATGCATCAAAGTACGGCAATGTGTTTTTATGTTTTGCATCATATCTGAACAGATACATTTCACCAATGTCATATATGGCCTGTCTTTTTGAAATGCTAGAAGACATCGCAGTGCTAGGGTTGTTGATTCCCCTTGCAACTTTTCTGACCTGATTCATATACCAATTGAACGATTTTGACTGATCGTTGGAATTGGCCCTTATCTGTTCAAATGGGTTTGCCATGGGACTATTTATAATACTAAATTCTAATTATACTTTATACCCAATTCTTTTTCTGTGACAATCATAAACTTCCATCCCCTATCAGCGCAGAACTCCTTTGCGGACTTCCATTTGGCCTCGTTGACACCCCACTGTGCTACCTCTTCTAAATACCTTTTAGTCTTCTTTCTTGGTTCTGGTGGTTTTGTAAACCTAGATGGTTTTATTTCTATCAGATATGATTTGCCTTTGATGTTTGCGTAGAAGTCAACAAAGTATCTGTGAATTTTTTTGTCCATTGGAGACCTGTATGGAATCACAACCGATTCGGAGGACCAGAAGGTTACATCTCTGTTCATATCACACCAATTCATAAATTTTAATTCATATCCAGACCTATAGATGATTTTGCTCGAATCCCCACGATATTTTTTGGGGTTTTTAGGAATAAATCGTCCTTGGTGCAAATCTTTTCTATATGGCATTATAAATAGTCCAATAATAACTAAACTATTTAGGTACATGTTATGCCAGACACTACGCCTGGAGTTACTCAACGAAATTATAATACTGGCGACCTTGACTTTGTGACGGTTCCGCCTAGATTGAAAAAACCCTTTTTTTATAAGTTTCCGATGGATACTGCTAAAAATATCACAGATGCCCAGAAAGGGGCGGCAAGTCGAGCCCTCACCGGCAGGGACTCAACAATTGGCGGCGGTGGTGGAGCAGGGACAGGATCTGGTGGCAGCGACACGATGCATACCGTCAGGATAACTGCCATTGGTGGCGGCGGAGGAGGGGGTGGTGGTGACTCGGCTTCTTCCAGCAAAGCGGCCAAGAGTAATGCCAGTGGTGCCAGTAATCAACTTGGCGGCAACAGTAATGCTTCTTCTTCAGCTGAATCTGGCGGCGGCGGAGGAGGCGGTGGCGGCGCAGGCAATGGAGTTAATCTGTCTGATGGTGGAGCCGGCAATGGTCCTTCTGCAGCTGGTTCGGCAATCCCCTCTGGTACAGGTAGAACTCTGGGGACTATGGAATTTATCTTGACAAACTCCCCAGAAAACAGAATGTCTGCACAGTGGGATGGAACCGACTTTGGTCTCTTGGGCGCCGCGTTGGAAAGTTATAGAAAAGGTAACACGATGCTGGATACCCTAGAACAGATTTCCAAGGACGGTTTGGGGGAAATGACAGAAGCCGCGATAAGGAGGGCTGCTGGATTGGCCACTACTGTTAAACAATTAGCTCTGGGTGGCACGGCACCGGATATGATTTCCGCTGCTACTAGAAAAGTGGAAAACCCCTTTAGGGAACAGTTGTTTAAAACCATGAACTTCAGAACATTTCCCATGCAGTTTAAAATTGCTCCATCTAGTGCTGCGGAAGCCTCTCAGGTACAAAACGCTATTAGGGAATTGGAAAGACACATGCACCCAGAAAAAACTCCTGTGTTTTTGATCTATCCATCAGAATTTAAAGTAGAATTTATGTATGGTGGGGGGAAAAATAAGTTTTTGCCAACCGTAAACTCTTGTATTTTGACCGACATGAACGTGCAATATGGTCACGGCGGATTCATGACCAGTTTTGCTAATTCACAAGGTACTCCAACAGAAATCACTATAACTCTCTCGTTCAAAGAAGTCTTTACGAGAGACAGAAGTCATATTGATTAAGGAATAAAAAATGTTTTTTGACAAATTTCCTCTGACCGACTATGTTATTGATAATTCATCTTTTAGTGTAGATGATATCTTTCTCAGAGTTGCCCCAAACGACAAGCTTAGTGAATCCCTATCTCTGGAAACTTATGCACTCAGGGATGGACAAACTCCTGAGTCACTTTCATATGACTATTATGGATTCACAAGATACTATTGGACAATATTGTTGGCGAATAACATTATTAACCCATACCATGAATGGCTAAAGTCTTCTGACGATTTGTACTCTTATGCCATAGATAAATATGGTAGTGCGGAAATGCTAAGAGTCCCACATCACTACGTTTTTGCGGATACCGATGTGCGGGTAGACTTTGACCAACATAGCGGCGAAGGCAACATGATTATTCCTGTGACAAACTATGAGTATGAAGTTGCCGAAAACGAAAAAAAGAGATTAGTAAAACTCATAAAAAAAGACTTAATAGAAAAATTCGCAAGACAATTTGAAAACCTTTTGAGAAACTAAATAATGGCTAAAGAAGAAATCCGTCAAACACCCGGCCGATTTAAACCCAATACAATTACCCTGTCTGCTTCTGGTGGGACGCAGGACTTAAAGTTTTTTGCTCTGGAAGTAATCATCTATGAGAACGTTTTGTCGAATTGTATTTTTGCTGACGTTTCAATCGGTGATTCAAAAAACCTCATTAAAGAATTGCAACTTAGAGGTGGTGGTGCAAATGAAAAGGTAAAGATAAGTTTTCAGTCCGATTATCCAAACAGGGGTGATCCTCTAACTTTTGAATTCATCGTCGCCGGAATTGAAAATAGGTCAACTAAAGAAGACAGGGAACAATTCTACGTTCTAAAGTGCATATCAGAAGAAGGATATAATGATGCTAGTAGGGTTGCCACAAAAAGATTTGATGGCGAACCACAGGCGGTCTTACAACAAATTTATGATGAGTTTGTAAGTATTGGCAAGGGGTTGGATTTCTTTGGGGTGACATTTAAGAAACCAGAGTTTGTTATGACTGCAAACTACTGGTCTGGGTTTAGGGCGATGAACTACGCCTGCAAACAGAACGCACCCAATCTTCCCTATATGTTGAACGTTTTATTCTTTCAAAGTGACAAGAAAAACTACTGTACTAGTCTGTCACGAATGAGACATGTTTACAAGTCTTCAAGACTTTTGTATGATTATTTTGAATACGTTCCAAACTTAGATTCGGAATCAGGTAATAATAGACCATCTGGGTATAGTTATATACACCCGTTTATTCACCCAAGTTTTAATGTAATGCAGGGTCTGTCAGCACCAGTTTATAGTAACGTAATCGGCGACTTGAACAACGGTTTCATGGGAACGCTTGGTATTGGTTTCGACATGATGAAGAGACTGCCTTATCACATGATGTTTGATTACACGCCGAATCAGGCGGGTGTTCCTGGCTTGCCTCCGGTTGCAGGAAACAAGGCTCTTATCAAAGAGAAGTTTGGCAGTTTCCACCACCTCGCCGATGGTGGGATCAACCCGATTCACGATCAAGTAAAATTCCATCCCTACTCAAACATCAGAATGAAACTTGGCAATCATAATCTCTGGGACGACAAAGAATTTGGATACGAAAAAAAGTTTTTCCAAGATACCGTTTATAGAGATACTGGTATGCAAGAGATTGTCAGAAATCAAATAAGCATCTCGGTGAACGGCAGGACAGATGTTGATTTGGGACAGTTAGTTTATTTGAGATTCCCAGATGTAGGTCCAAAGGGTATGGGGGTAGCAAATGAGGGCGCCCAAGTAGAAGACAAAAAGACTTCTGGTTTATATCAGATCGTTGGTATCAGACACGAATTTAAGTTTGGTGATGAGTTTGACCACCGTATGAAACTAGAGTGTATTAGAGACTCGCATGAGGAACCTTAATAATGAAACAAGGTAGATATCCAGAATTTTCGTGGTGGCAGGGTGTTGTAGAGGACAGGGATGACCCTGCTCTGATGGGAAGATATCGTGTCCGCATTTTGGGATACCACACTCAGAACAAAGAGAAGTTGCCTACTGCACATCTTCCTTGGTCTATTCCCATGCAACCAATTTCTTCTGCCGCTATTTCTGGCATTGGAACTTCACCGACAGGATTGGTTGAGGGTTCTTCTGTTATGGGATTTTTTGCAGATGGACATGAAGGCCAGATTCCTGTTATCATGGGATCGTTTGGTGTTACCTCACACTTGCCAAGAGAAGACGAAACTGGTGCGGTATTACCTATCGACAGAAGTCTCGTAGGATTCTATGATCCAAAAGGTACACACCCACACTATCGATATCCAAAGAGAAAGGTTACAAACAAACAGAAACCAGAACCAGCAGATGGTGTCACTCACTCGAGCGGTAGACCCAGAGAAAACCCAGAGTACAGTGATGATGGCGATGATGTTGGTGAGAACATCTTGCAGGAAGCGGATTCTTCCCGACTTTCTAGGGGTGTCCCAGGCGAACAACCTCACGTTGAAGAACACTACTCTCTAAAGGGTAAGAGAGAGAGTCGAATCACGGATATACCAATTGCTATGCCCAACCTTGTTAGTGGCGGCACAAAACCGAAGGGGTTTACTCATCCAGCTGGACCGGAATTCGGTGAATCTATTGAAATCAAAGACGTAGATTTTGGAATTCGATTCTGGAACGAACCACATCCTCAGCAAACTCCTCCTGATTTTACCGCCGAAGCAGAAAAATCAAAGTCAAAGTATCCATTCAACCATGTTACGGAAACTGAATCTGGTCATGTATTTGAAGTTGACGATACGTTGGGCGCAGAAAGAATTCATGAGTATCACCGCACCGGAACTTTTTATGAGGTTCAACCAACTGGTGATAAAGTCACGAAGGTTGTGGGTGATGATTTTGAAATCGATCTAAAAAACAAATTGATATACATCAAGGGTGATTATACAATGACCGTTGATGGCGACTACTTCTTGAATGTCAAGGGTAGTAAAGTAGAACATATTAGTGGTCACTGTTTCCAGACTGTAAGAGGAACTAGAGTCACTAAGGTCCAAGGTAACGACGAACTAGACGTTGAAAGTACTTCTCATACTCACATCAGGGGAAACAGAAATGTCCAGATTGGTTCTCAGGACGAAAAACAAGCAACGGTATCAAATGATTCTTTAAGAATAACTGGTGATAGAAATGTTAGAGTCAGAGGTAAGATGAAGAACATCGCTATATCTGACAGAAAAGATATCACATTTGGAAACCACAAAATAAACGTATTTCCAAAGTATGAAAATGATTTAAGAGAAATTCTGAAGACGAGTGCAAGTGCTGTTGGGGATACAATAAAAGGTGGACCCAGTGATGAAAAGGCAGAGCTGGGTGAACGTGAATTAAAGAGAAAGTCTAAACTGGAACTTTTTGCACAACAGGATGTTTCTATTGCTACAAGTCCTGTTCCAGACATCGCCTATCCACTAAATCCGTTACCATCAGTTAGTATTGTTACTATGAGATATAACTTGGCTGCAACAATGGACCTATATGAAAAGATTGGACCTACTTCCATGTTTACTGGTGCTGCGTCTATCATTGTAAAGCCAGGATTTGCAACAAGACAGGTGAGTGTTGGAATCAACAATATTCAAGGTGTTGATACCGGACTCTTTACTATTCTGCCTGGCATTCAGAACTTTGTTACTGCTGGTGGAATTACCAATAATGTTCTGTTGGGTGGTATTCACAGCAACGTATTCGGCGGTGTTATGACAAATACTTTGGCTGCTGGTGGAATATTCAACACGATACTTACTGTTGGTGGAATTAATAATTATGTTACTTCTGGAGGAATTAACAGTACCGTGGCCGCTGGCGGAATCTTCAACAATGTTCTTGGTGGTAGTTATCATACTCTTGTCGCAGTAGGTGCAATTGTTTCTACTGCTGTTGTCGGATTAAATGTTATCACTGGTGGGGCGGGTGTTGCGCTTAACTCTGCTGCTGCGATTGCCAGTACTGCTGGTGGGGCGATCACAAATACTGCGGCAGGAGCTGTTGCTATTCAGGCCGGCGCGGCC